CTCATGTCCCACCAGCAGGTCATAGACGGTGTTGCTTGCCTTCTCCCACATAGGAAGGGTCAGGACACGGGTGTGGACGTTGAAGCAAGCGGTCTGCACTTGCTTGTGCTCCACGATCAAGTCTTCAGTAGCAAGCAGTTTAGCAAGTTGGGATTTGATTTCGTGCTTGACTGCCATGGTGGTTTCTCTTGTATGTACCCATAATACTAAACCCCCACCTTTCGGTGAGGGCCCTCAGTGACAGTTTCTTAAGTGTCTATGGTTGGTTATGAAAGAATGCTCCTACAAACTCGTTTACAGGTAGACTGATCATCATCACACTCAATTAAACAGTTATAGTAATCGTTTAAAACATCTGATTCATCCATCGCTTTGTCTAATGTATGATTCAACCGTTCAACGCTTAGTTTCCAACCCGCTAATTGATTGTGTGAAATGAGATTGTGCATAATGTCTCCTAATAATACAATCGAGAAATAACAACGAGACTTTCGTTACATAAGATTCTCTCTCAATTCTATATTATATAGTCAGCGTATGCTAACTTAATGAAGTTAGCGTTATATTTAATATGTTTTATCTATTTTGATACAATACTTCAAAGTCTTTATTATAGGCACCTCTAATATTTACCTCCAAAGCAGGAGACATCTTTAATTTATTTCCTTCATCATGAGATTTTGGATACTCTACCTTATCATCAAACTTTAAATTAATGCCGATGATATCACTTAACCAAACAGCAAACTCATCTCCAATCTTATTTTCAAATTTCCAAATGTGAGTTTGATTACTCAAGAAATCTACTTGTGGTCGATACCAATTCCATGATCCTTCAAAAGGAAGATTTTGTATCATCGACCCAAACAACATAGGATCTTCCATCTGCGATTGTATATCGTTACCGTATGTTCTCTTTAGATAAATTGAGCCAGAAATAAATCGAGTGAGAGGATTTCTAACAATAGAGAACTGAGGGGTATCTTCTTCTACATTCAAATACTTTTGATAATACTTGCGATGATAGTGTGCTATCTCAATATTATTCACAACAGACATCACGCCTAACCCAGTATCAAGGTGACTATCACCCCAATCAAACCCATTTTCTAACAGATTAGCTTCTACAAATCTTCCTGCTGTTCTAGGAATATGCGCGAAGAATATTTTCTTTCCCGTTTCCTTATGTACAAATGTCGGCATCAAACCATCCTACTAAATCCTTTCACCTTATCAAATCGAATCACATCTGCAAACTTATCGTGCAAAGATTCCTTATGAGAGATAACAAAGATATTCGCATCCTTGATAACGAACCGAATGATCTTTAAAAATTCTTCTGTTCCAAATCCGTCAAGAGAACTGTCAAACACTTCATCCATAATAAGTAGATTTGTATTTACAGAATTCTTCATCCGTGCCACTTCACGCCAAGTGAAGAGTAGGGCCAGGTCGATTCTCATCTTCTCTCCCTCGCTGAAAGAAGAATAAGAAAAATTGTCGTGAATTGGGGACTGGACGGTTTCGTTAAATTCCTCATCAAGAGAGAAGTTAATATAGAAGTCCATAAGTTGCAAGTACTTATTGACTTGCTGATTTATCAGCGGCAAATACTTCTTGATGATTTTAGATTTGACTCCACCGTCTTTAAGTAAACTATACGAAAAATCGTAATAGTTGATCGTGTCCTTACGTTGAACGAGTTCGTCGTATGTAGTTTTTAGATTATCCTTGAAGGTTGCTAACTTGTCATTCTCAGTAGTTCTATTTGCAAGGTTATCGGTAACTCTTTGAATTTCCGATTCCAGATCTCTGACCTGTCGTTGACATCCAGCGATCTTAATATTGTTTTGAGAAATGCCATGTGTTAGGGTAGTAATCTCCTTCGATAGAGTGGTGAATTGACGCTCTCGCTCTTCTTCCTTATTAATCGCCTGTTCCAGTTCTTTATAACCGGATTGCAACTCTTTTGCTTTATTTTGAGCGTCGGTAATTCTATTTATTCTGAAGGTCTCTTCAATCGCTTGATCACAGGTAGGACAAACCGTATTTTGTGTGAAGAATTTATGCTCCTTCGTAATCGTCGCTACCTTATTAGAGATCTTACCTTTCAGATTACCCAGTGTACGGAGTTTCTCTGTAGCTCCAGAATACTTTTCAAGTTTCTTTTCAAGAGAAATGAGTTCCTCATTCAGTCTCTCGCCATGATTCATCAAATTGTTCTCTTCATTCAAGATATAACCAATATTCTTTTCTTTGATGGCAATATCTTCCTGACTCTTATTCTCAATCTCTTCAATAAAGTTAGTTTGCATCTTAACTTTATCGCTCAAAGATTCTTTCTTAAGATCTAAAACTTTAATATCCTCTTTGACCTGACGAATCTTATCCTTCATCAGATTATTCATAGAGGAGAAGATACGAATATCAAGAAGATCCTCAATCACATCTCTACGATTTGTAGCAGTCAGTTGCATAAAAGGAACAAACGTGCTACTACCAAGAATTACAATTTGAGTAAAAGATTTATAGTTCATCTTGATGACGTTTTGCTCAAACCACTTCTGCTGATCAAGTGCAGCTGCAGACTGATCTAGAAGAGTGCCATCACGATGCACCTCAAAAACATTTGGTTTGATACCACGAACAACTTTCCAATTAGTATTCCCAATAGAAAACTCTACCTCAACAATACAGTCCTTCTCGTTGACTGAATTGACTAGTTGAGGTTTGTTGATTTTACGAAATGGTTTCCCAAACAGAGAAAAGGTGAGAGCATCAAGTAAAGTGCTCTTGCCAGCTCCATTAGTTCCAATAATCAGATTTGTTGGGTGTTGTGTAAATCCTATCTCAGTATACTGATTACCAGTGGATAGAAAATTTTTCCAACGAATTTTCTCAAATAAAATCATGTGTAGTTTCGGGAGGAATTACAAGGTCGTTTTCAGTTATGATTGCATACTTATAGTCATGCAACTCGCAAGTTTTAATCATTATATCATCTTCAATTTCTATGACATGCATTTCTGGACTTCCACCGTCCTCCAACATCATAGCATACCTCATCGCATCGTCTTCGCCTTTGAACAAATATAAAATTTGATCACCTTCCTCATCAGTTACCGAATATGCGCCATCCGTTTCTTTTCCATAAATTGTTAAAATATACATCTCAAATCAACTCACATGCCTCTTGATAAGTTTGTCTCATAATATTTTGTACTCTAGACTTATCAAGTTCAATTTCTGCCTCCTCGATGTACCTATTCAAAATAGAGATAGTATCTTCAGATTCAAAAACTTCAAACTCTTCAGGATCGTTTAAATCAAAGTTTTCTACAATTTTAATATCTGCAGCTACATCAGTAATTTTATCAACAAACTTCTCAAAGTTCTTTGTATTAGTTTTTTTGCGAACAATAACCTTTACAATTTTATTTTCATACTCACTCGCATCAAAGAGTTGATGTGGAGTATCTTCGTAGTAGATATTGTAGAAGATGCGATAAGGATTATCTACGTGAAAATGTTCAAGAGTTTCTGTATCAAAGATGGAGAATCCTCTCCGATCATCGACATCGTTCCAGAACATCTCATAGGGATTGCCCAAGTAATAGATTCGTCCATCATCCGATCGAGTGTGATAGTGACCGGAGAAGACCTTCTCGAACTCTGAATATAGTTCGCTTGCATGACCATGATCCATGACGCACCCTCTATGAGCTCTAAATCCGTTGAGCTCAAGGTGCCCCATCGCACACTTGCAAGTTGAACCTTTAATGAGTTTAAAAGTGCTTTCTTCATTTTCTTTATTGATCCACGGAATAAACAATACCTTCAGTTTATCCAGTTTAACTTCAACAGTTTCAGAGTAAACAATTACATTACTATATTCACGAAGCAGAAGATCAACTGCATTTACTTCATTAGTATTTTTGTAATATGCTGTATGATTACCTACAATAGTATGGATTTTAATGCCCATACTTTTAAGGCGATCATAATAATTATCTTTTGCCCATGCTAGAGCAGAAAAATCAATACCTTTACGACTGTCAAAAGTATCACCCATATCAACGATGGTAGTGATGCCATTCTCTTCTAGGTATGGAAAAAAGACATCATTATAAAACTTTAGAAAGTAATCATGAAACAACTTTGAATTCTTACGAGCCCCAAAGTGTTGATCGGTGATGATTGCAATTTTCATTCGTAAAGATGAGAAAGGTGAGGCATACAAATTACAAAGTTTGAGGACAACGTTATTCTTTTGTGTTCAAACTTATGTATTGGAACATGATGATGAATGTGAGAAGGAAACAAAACATATTTACCTTCTTCTGGTTCTACCTTTTCGTTGAAATCAGAAAAGACGAGTGGAGAATCGTACCATTTTGCCTTTAAAAAATATACTAAAGAAATTGAATTTGGAATGTGATGATGGGATTGTGCATAATCACCTTTAGTGTATACATTTCCCCAAAATTCATTTTGAACAACATTTGCTTTCTCTCCTTCTATTCCTAGAGGATTAAAATGTTTATCAACTTCTTTAGTAATAAATTTTTTAAAATTTATCACCTCAGGGTGATCTGGTAGATAATTCCAAACGGTATGAATCGTAGCTTTGACATTAGTATGTCCTACTGTGATTGTTTCGTTTTCTAGTATTGGTTTTAATTCTTCAGCAAAACTTTTTGCATCAGGGTAATTACCAACTACAACGTCGCAGTAAGACCTTACTTTCATTAACCACGCAGTTTGGAATGAACGTTATCTTTGATTTGATTGTAGTCGGAATAGTTTGATCCGTCAAGGGTATTGTTATCATCAAACACCTCACTGTACCCAGACTTTTCAATAATCTTATTCTTGATTTCTAACTGTCTTTTCTCTCGCTGAATACGACGCAGAAAAGCGTAATGAATAATCTGAGTGAAATACGCAAAGGGATTCTGGGATTTCTCTGGGTTAAAGTTATGTATGTACTGAACACAGTTCTCAATTCCGTCAGAGATCATGTCCTCTTTGAACATGTAGTTGACGAAGTTTGGTTTGAATGATAGATGATTTGCAATCTTCAAGAAACACTCACCAATATAGCGTGGAATTGGTGGTTTTGTATCCCATCTTGTAGCACGATCAGCTTTCTCAGGAATTCTACCATACTTCTTAATGAATGCATTTTCAACATCATTACGATATTCAATCAGTGCGGCGAGAAATTCCTTATTGTTAACGTAGTGTTCAGACCTTTTTCGTTTGGTCATATTTGGTATCATAAGTTTATCTCATAATATGTATAGATTATATCACCTTAGTGCCAAAGTGACAAGAGGACTTGACACATTTCAAATACCAGATAGAATACCTTTGTGGGGTTTGATAAGGAGGCTATATTACTCTTGAGTTTTGTTATAGATCTTCTCTAGGATTTCTTTTACATCATTTACATTTCCTAGACGACCCATCTTACGATCGATGATTGATTGATTTGTTGAGTTTTTATTAGATTCAGATGATCGAATGTAATCTTGGTACATCATAATCATATCAATATCAGATGATTCTGATAGAGTAAGTACGTCAGATAGATTAACAATAAACATATCATCAGTGGTTGTCTTTAACCATGGTTCAATTTTGTATCCTACTACTCCCATTCTTCCTTTAATTTCATTTACGATGATAGGATGAGAAACCAAAAGCATGGTTCTATCCTCCTCTTCGGAAGCAGCTATTTTGGCAAAGATTTCTTCACCTGATTTTAATTTAACTGTGCAGTAAAAATCGTCTTCTATCATATCTTTAATTGAATAGTGATTATTTCATAGTTAAAGTTTTCTTCATTATATGTTTTAATTCTTTCTATAAAATGATTGAGTGTGTAGTTTCTTCTGTTTTTTGTAGAGCAATCATCTGATATATCATACAGAGTTGCTTTTACTTTATCTTTTCCTTTTCTAAGAACTCGTCCAATACTTTGAAGATTACGGACTCTGGACTTACTTGGAGAGGCAAAGATGACATTATGGAGATTTTTAATATTGATACCTGTAGAAAAAGTTCCATAGGATGCAACAATGATTGCGTTGTTTTCTTTCTCAGTAATTTCTCTTACTAATTCTCTTTCCTCTGCATCTACTCCACCATGGATAAAAAATACCTTTCGGTTGTCACCCTTGCTGTTATTTATCTCATCGTAGAGTATGGCACCGTGTGCTTCAACTCTTGCATACAGAACAAGTGTATTGCCTTTGAGATCAAGAGTTAGATTACGAATAAATCTATTACGTTGTTCGTGACCTATTAAATACTGTATCTCATCTTCATACACATCAAACTTTTGTGGTGGATGTTTTAACACAAGACATTGAATATCAAGTTGTGAAAGATGTCCCTGTCTCATCAACTCATCAGTTCTTGTTACTTTATATGATGGTCCAAACAATCCCTCTAGCACCCACTTGTGCGTCTGTGTGCCATCTAAAGTACCAGTAAATCCAAATCTATACTTTGCATGATGAAGTTTAGTCATGATATTAATCAATGATTTAGACTTGAATAAATGTGCTTCATCGCCTATAATGACACCATAGTCTTCAAAGAAAGATCTCTCTAGTTTGTAAACAGATTGCCAAGTTGTAATTGTTACTGGCGCTTCATTACTTTTTTCCTTACCAGAATATATACGGTGGCAATATGAATCAGCATCCCAACCATAATCAAGGAAATCCTTGT